AATTTAATAATATCAGCAGGTTTAATTGTATAAAGATACTTCCAAATATAATTATCACCACTACTTCCAGCAGATCTTGGTTCCAAATCAGTGAAAGTTGGTTCATCTAGTGAAGGTCTTCCATTAGGGTTATCTGGATCAGTTCCATTCTGAAGACAAATATAAACCCTATAATCAGCATTTATAACATAAAAAGTTGAGTTATATAAATTTGTTGCACCAGATACTGGAGCAGTATTAGATCTACTATAATCTCCTCTATACATGTCATAGGTAGTACCTGATGACCAAACTCTTTTAGTAACAACCTGCCTACAATCACCTGCACTAACCTTTTTCAGTGCAACCATATTATCCCAATAATCATTCTCCTCAGTAAAATTATCTTTTGGAGAAGGGGGATCAGTATTCCAATCAGTTTGAATATCGGTAGGGTTTGGTAACCCAATGAAAGAATAATAAGCGTTGGTAGTAGAAGTAACTCCCGCGACAAAATTCTTTGCATTCAACAATCTAATCTGATCAGTTATAATTGCAGCCATTGGACAGAGATTTTTTCTTTATTTATTAAGGATTAACTTGGGGGTGTATAATACTGCTTATGTTTAAGAGATCTAGATCTTCTTACAACAGGAGAAGTAGTTATTCCTCCCACACCACCTAATGTATAAGCATCATAAGCATTACTTTCAGATCTTGAAGGAAGCATAATCTTACCCCAACTATATGATCCAAAGTAATTTCCAGTCTGGATTCCAACTCCACTGAAACTAGGCCATTGACCAGTCCATGTAAAGTTATCACCAATCTTGACGAATACTCTATTCATATGAGTGGTTCCTATTCCCACTCCATCAGAAGCAATTCCAGTTGGAGATTGCACTATCTCAAATGTATTTACTTCATAAACATTATTTACAAAGTCAGTTCCAATTCCGATAGTAGCACCATCTGCAGCCAAAGCACGAATTGATGTAGATGCAGATCCAACGTTAGAATCATTAACGATGAAATAATCACCAGTGCTAATTCCACTAATAGTAACAGCAGTGCCAGTAATATTAGAATTTCTTAAGTCGGAAGAAGCAGGAATATGTAAATCAAATACTAATTGATATCCAGTTGAAACACCAACAGTAGTGGTTCCGAATCCAACAATAACACCAGAGTCTCCTCCATAACTACCCACAGTATTTTCTTCTTCAGCAAAATCATATACAGGTGGACTAATAAGAACAGATGGTGGGTTGGATGAAGTATAACCTGATCCAACTGCAGTAAGTGCAATACCAGTAATAGTTCCTGCAGCACTAATGACAGGAGTTCCAAATGCTCTAGTAGATGTTGTCACAACACCAACTGTATTATCCCCTATAGATGTAGATGCAAAACTTACAACAGCTGTGCTATACCCAATACCACCAGTAGAAATTGCCACAGAACTAATAGTTCCAAGACCAGATACAATAGCAGTTCCAGCAGCACCAGATCTTATTTCTTGAGAAATAAATCTTACTTTCTTTTGGAAATCAAAGTCTGTTGCTTCAGGAGAAGTATCATCAACTTCATTATAAGGATCAAAATAAGGTCTTGCATTTTCAACATATATTACTGTTGATCCAATACCTACAGATTTGATAATAGGAGAATAAGGATTAATTACAGGTTCATAAATTTCCCTATCTTTTCCTACACCTATCTGATTAATAATCTTATCTTCAGTCTGTCTAGTCCATTTAATAGGTCTTTCTAGATTAGGATCTGCAGTATTTCCTGGTCCATAATATGGAGGGGTAGAAACACGATCAGTAGAATCTACACTAAGTGGAACTCTAACTGATTCAGTCAACCAGAAGTCTTGAGATTCTAAATGACCTATCTCTAATTCATCACCAGGTTTAACAGTCTCTAAAACTCTTCTTTCAACAACATCTTGAGATCCAGTTCCTTTATAGAATATTATCTGTATACTATCACCTTCTTTAGGTGCTTCAGTAAATGTGATATTACTACCACCTGGGAAAGTATAACCTTCACCAGGAACTTGAGGAACATCATTAACAAATACTAATAGAAGATCTTGTTCAATAATCTTAGAACCTTTTCTACCTCTAATTGTCAATGTTTCTCCATTAAGTTCTAATGGGAAATCTTTTCTAGTTCCAGTAATAAATTTCTCAACATTATCTACTGTTTCTAGTTCACCAACAGACCAACCAGTAAATTCATCATAGAAACATGGATCAAGAGTAAGTTGGAATTCTTTATATGTCTTAGTTGGATCAGTTGGAATACCAGTAGGACCTCCGATAGGTAAAGTTAAAATTTCATCATTACCATAACCACTTCCTGTGTTGGTAATTGTGAAACTGATTATACTTGATCCTTGTCCAACAACAACATTAGCTATACCACCCGTTCCAACTCCTGCAGGACTATCAGAAGAATAAGTCAAAGCAATACCACTATAAGATAATGGACTATCAACAATAACTTTAAGTGGTCTTCTTACAACACCACCTCTATTATAAAGATTAACTTGTGTGGATATTCCAGCATCAAAGGCAAAAGTGGTCGTATCTATAACACGAGTAACTGGTGTGCTATCAACAGGGAAATTAGTAGGTAATTTGATTAACTGAGCAGTACCACCAGAAGTATACTGAAGTGCCGTATTACCTGCACCAACTTGAATTACAAAACGTTTTGTGGTTAATACAGAACTAATTCTAGATCCAGTATAATATGGATCTGATGTTCTTGGATATGTAATATTGCTACTACCCTCAGTTATTGCTAATCCTGTTAATACAATATCCTCATTAGCAACAAAACCATGATTAGCGGAAGTGGTAACAGTTGCAACACCACTAGTAGCACTATAAACAAAATTAGTTATTGCTTTAGGACTAGAAGATAGATTTGTAAATGCAATACCAGTTATATCTGCCTCTTCACCCACCGAGAATCCATGAGCACTAGATGTAGTAACTGTAGTTAATCCACTGGAAGTATCATACCCCACATTTGATATGAATAAAGGTAGATTGAAGATATATGGATTAGTAATAGCAACCCCTGTAATATGACCATCACCAGAGATTTGTGCAGTACCAATTCCTATTACACTCACACCTGGTAGGGTAGACGTTTGAATAGCAACATTAACGGTAGTTTGAACACCCACTCTATAACCAGAACCAGTATTAGCAATACTTACAGAAGTAATAGTTCCTGCAGTAGAAACAACTGCTGTTCCACCTGCTGCTACTAGTGGTTGATAACCAAATCCCTCAGTAGAAGCAACGGAAACAATCGCACCACCTAATGGAAGTGTTCCTACATTAGGATCTCCAGAAACAGAACTACCTGTGCCAGTAAAGGTAATGGTAGTAATACCAGTTGTTGTTTGAGCTAAAGTATAATTGTTTAATGGACCAGGAGTTTGGAATACATCATTAACAAGAATGATTGCATTATCTGTAGTTAATCCTGAAACGTTTGATGCACTTGATTTAAGAGTAAAGTTTGCTTTTTGTCCAGTAAACTGATCAGAAAGACTATCAAACACATAGTTTCTATAATAGGTTTCTTCTGAAGTATCTGGAACACCAGATCTCATAAACATTCTTCCCTCAAAACTAGATCCAGTTGAAATACCAACCCAATCTCTTTCATCAGGTCTATTTGTAGTAGTACTTAAAGGAACATTACCACTTGGAGCAGCAACAAAGTTTATTGTATTGTTAACAACATTATAGTTACCAACAACTTTAGTAACTACAGTAGCAGTGCTATATCCAGCAAGTGCTGTACCCATCCAAGGTCTTCTAACCTGTATCCTATTAGTCAAACCTATACCAACACCATCTACTCGCATAATCTCATCACCAATCTTAATTAAATCTCCACCAAATATGGAAGTGATTCCTGCAAGATTAATAAACTCATCTGTAGTAACAACTGATGAAGTTAAATGTGATGTAACTGCTGTAGAAACTATTGGAGACTGAATTATGTTATCAATAGAGACTAATAACTTAGAATTCTGATTAATAGAATTAAATCTATGCGAAGTTCCTATTCCAACACTAGTAATATCAACTACTTCTGGAACAGTCTTCAGTGCCTTCTCAGCAGTCTCTGCAATCTTAATTGAGTCATCGTCAACCTTAACTGCAAAGAATGTTCCAGGAAGTTTATTAGTTGTGCCAACTCCAACAAATCCATTAGTGGTAGCAATACCAACTGCCATTGTCTTACCAGCACCAGCATGATTGTATGTAAGTTGCTCTCCAGTAACAAAGAAGTGGTTTGGTAGAATAATAGTATCATCATCTGCTTTAACAATAGAACTATCTTCACCAACAAATGGTTTCTCAAATATAGTATCTGATCTATGCTTTAATTCAAATTCTCTCTTAACAGCACGGTCAGTTCCTTCATAATCACCAAATCCAGATTCTATTGCACCATTATCAAAATCAATTGTATCTTTAAGATCATCACTAATTCTTAATACATTACTAAACACGTTAGTATGAACATCAAGACCTGCATTTGGTGTAAAGACTATAGACATAGTTCCAGCAGCTGAAACTCTACTTCCTATCGTTCCTAATCCAGCATTACCAGAATAAACATTACCATATTCGACATCATAACTTTCTTGAGTTTCATCTGTAACAAAATCATTAATACAAAGGAACTCAGACATTTGATATGCCTTATTAGTGCAATCAGTAACCTGAACAAAGCAATAAGCACCTTGATAGTCAGTAGGATATTCTGCTATAACATTTTCTATTGGAGATGTTGTAGATCCAATACCAGTGCATCTAGATTCAAGAAGAGCATGTTTTAATTCTACTGTTGATATTCCACTATATTCAGAAGATGCCATTCCGACCAACATCGTGTTAATAGCACCAGTTGTACCAATACCAACACCTGAATTCGGGAAGAAATCAATTTTTATTAAATCATTTTCAATATATCCACGATAAGTTCCCATACCAGTACGAGTGGCATATCCTTCAGTTATGTTGGTTGATAATCGACCATATTCCATTATGTCAACAGTTGTTCCATCATGAATAATATTAAATTGATTATATTCAAATTCTTCACGATTAATATCAGGATTAATTGATACCATTACATGAGCAGATCTATATGTGCTTGCTATTCCTACAATTGTTGTAGTTCCAATACCAACACCAATAGCAACACTCTCAGTATCGACAATAGATGGTCCAACCACTGTGCTACCAGTGCTTAGTGCATTATCATCCAAATTGAATGAAAGACTAGCAATAAAGTAATCATTAACAGAGAATTTTACTGGGAACCATCTCAATTCTCCTAAACTACCAGAAATTGCAAAATCAAAATCACCTTGATCAACAACAGTATCAATTTTTCCATATTGATTAAGATATCCAAAATTATTATCATGAACAATATCAACAATAGTTAATTGTCTTTGAGCAGTGAATCTCTTATCTCTTACATAAAGGAAATACTTTAATGCTCTTCTTTCTGCTAAAGTCCAAGAAGCAACTGTTGTAAATCTAGTAGATCTTGGATTACTATTAAATGTTCCACTAAAGTCATCAATAGAAACTACTCTATTACCAATAGATTCTTGGAAATCTTGTAAAATTCTACTTGAGAAAGTTATTTCAGTGGAAACAGTATCATTATTAATCCTTAATACATTTTCTGAAGCAAGATCAAAATCTTCAACAGTATGCATATTAACAGTTGACTGCAACTCATTAACAACGGTATAAGCAGATAATTCAGTTGATAAACCAACGACTAAGGAGTCTTTTTGATCAGGTGTTGATTCTAATTGATAATCACCAAACTTTTTAAATCCAATAGTATGATTTAAAGTAGAAACTGGATCATCCCAAACCTCAAAGTCAACTCTAGAACTTAATGAATATGATAAGTTTTGATAATAGTCACTATCTTGGAATCTTTGTAGAGTTCTATTAAAGAATCCTGATTCTGTCTCCCAACCACCCTCTACTCTAGCAGTTGCTGCTAATTTAAGATATGCATCAAATGATTTAATAGATGTAGCAGTTCCTTGAGCTCCAGAAGCACCACCAACTATAATATCATTAACTACAAAATCTTTTTGTGCAGATATTCTTAAAATACCAGTGCTTGCTTCCCAATATTGAACTTCACCTGTTGTGCTACTCAAAGTTCCTGTAACAGTTTCACCAGGAACATAATCATTTGATTTTGTAAGTTTAACATCAAATTGTGGGAAGTATTTCTGTGGAACTACTCTTCCTGCTGAGTTAACAAAGTCATATGTGCCTGGTGTTAATTCAGGTGCTAAATCTCCAAAGAAATCTGTAAGGTTATAAGTAATACTTCCAATACCACCTAAATTGGGATCAACCTCAGTTAAATTGAAAAGTTTATAATCATATTCTGAAGAGTTATACCCTCTTGCTGTTGTTCCTATACCTACACTAATACCCTCAACATAAACTAAGTCTCCAACTTCAAATGGGAAGCTATTTGCAGTGCTAAATCCAGTTGCAAGAGTAACAGTTACATTCTTACTGACTGTGTTAAATCCAACAGTGCTAATACCAACTCCATTAGAGTTTTTAAGAGGTATAACAGTAGGTGGTGCATCATGAATACCAAAAGTATTCTTAAGAATCTCTACATTTGGATTACCTAATGTATATCTCAAATCAAGATCAAAAACTGGTTTATTAGTAAACCCATCAATAACTAAAAGTTCGGGTGCAGAAATATAACCCACACCAAATGAGGTTATACCAACAGATTCAACAGATTTAAGAGCATCTAATTCTATAACTTGTGGCAATGAAGCACTTGGCATCAAAGTTGGATCAGATGGGAAATTGTATCCAACATCCTTAAGTCTTACAGTTTTAATTTTACCAATAGAAGTACTAACACCAGAAATAATTGCATTAGTTCCTTCAGCACTATTAATTGTCGTAATTCCTGGAAGAGAATAGTAATTTTTACCAGGATTCTTTATTTCAAATGATGTTATTTCACCAAATGCATTACTACTGCTAGTTTCATAACTTAAATCTGATAAAGAACCATAGGATGTCTTTTCAGGAATTTGTGGTAAAGTATATGTAAATTGATTTGTTGCTGCTATAGTAATTCTTTGCTGACCATTATATAAACTTTCTAAAATAGTTACCTGACTTCCAGAAATAACACCTTTATCAATACTTACTTCTTTTTTAACATCAGGAAGATTACTATCGTAAATAGGATCTAATTTATAGAACAATTCAGTAGGAATTTCTTTTGTTACTGTTAAAGTAACATTAGCATCTGTTGTTATACCAGCAGCTCCATTTCTTACAACATTAAAGTCTTTTGTTAAAGTTGAAGTGTCCCAAATTTTAGTGAAATTTTCATCCTTATAGAAGGTAAGATTAAATGCAGAATAATTTGTTGCCTGATTTACATATGATAAAGATGTGTCAGAAACATCGAAAACAGCACTACAATCTTTGTATAATTTTATCTGTGGATTTACTGGATTGATAGTTCCTACAGAGGTACTAGTAATTCCAACAATAGGTGGTTTTTCCTCAATTGAATCATGATATGTATCTGATAATTTAAATTTATTATCATCAACTTTAACAATGTAATAACATTGTTGATTAACTAAACCACCACAAGGAATTTCAGAGGTATGAATAATTTTATCACCTGTTTTATATCCATGATTAGATATTGTTAAAGCATTGGTTGTAGTGTTTACTCCTGCTGCTGTAAATGATTTTGGATTAATTACTACCTTTCTATTATAATCATTATACTTAACAACAATAGTCGTAGAAATTCCAGGACTAACATTCATATCAACAATATCATTGTTTAATAGTCCATGAGTTTCTCCAGTAGAAACAGTTGCTTTAACTCTATTAATTTCACCTGTAATTACATCATAATTAGTTTTAAGACTATGGTATACTCCAGTTCCTATTCCTGCAAAGAAGAACGTTGTAGAGTCTCTCTGTGTGCTTGCAATGCCCACAAAAGTTCCTGTAGTACCCAAACCTACCTTACATGTGGATAGTCCAATTATATTTGAATTAACAACTGCAACAAATAAATCCTTCCCATCTGGTAATGTTGTTATTCCAGAAGCAGTTCCTGCTTTCCCATCTTCTCTAATAGTAATACCTGTTCCATTTCCTGGAGCATATGTTACTTTATCACCAGTTTTTAATTCATGGTTTGGAATATACATCTGCTTGGAATAAACAAACAGTTGAGTTATTCCAATACCAGGATTAGAAAATACAAGAGTACTACCAATTCCCACTCCACCTAAAGTAGATACACCAACTGCCTCTTTTGGTTCAAAATAAATCTGTTTATTAACTCTATATTCATAAGTAGAGGTAAATCCAGTATTAACAGTTAATTTTCTAGGATGTTCTAAAATTTCTGCAGTTACTGTATGTGAAACTCCAGTAACACCATTCACCCCTCTCAATACTCTAATTCTTGATTTTCCTGATTCTACATTTAATACTTTTACAGTTTCTGTTCCAATTCCAAGAATGTCATTAGATCTAATAGTAGGGAATCTTAAATCACCTAAAACATCAAAATGAGTAACTATACCAGTTGCACCATCAGTTCCTATAGCAACTGCTGTAGTTCCTACTCCCGCTACAAATAATCTATTAGAACTAATACCAATATTATAAGTTCCTTCAATATTTGAAGATGTTGTTGATAATCCAGTTACATTGATAAGATCATTATTAATCCACTGAATAGGTTCATCTGCTATGACTGTATATTGACCTTTTTGAGGACCAGGATAAATCTCAACACCCGTTATACTACTAGTAGCAATACTTACAGATTCAATTGATTTACCTTTAAGTTTTGAAACTTGAGCAGCAACTCCACCACCTCTAGTACCTTCATTATTGAATACTACTCTATTACCTATTCTATAATTTCTTCCACCTGTTATAATACCAACACTTTCAATAGCTCCTGGTTGAGTTCCTTTTATGTCTATTGTTTGCAATAAACTATCTGGAATAGGTATGTAAGGATACCTGGTATCACCTTCTATTAGATTATATGGTGTAGTATTTCTATACCAATTATCCTCTTCTAAAAGATAATCATCTTGATTAGAATATTGTGTGAAGTTAAATGGATCAGGTGTTGATTGGTAATTATCACCTAAAAGATATGGGAATGCTGGTAATTTGTAACTATTAAATTGACCACCTTGTTCTGCACCAGAATTGCTAAGAGTAGCAAAATAAGCATAAACCCCATTAGGGAATTGTGGTGTTATACAGAATCTTCCATTATTCTCATCCAAGATAGTTTCATCTGTTTTTTCTTTGAAAGTGTAATCTTCAACAAAGAATCCTGGTCCATAAACTGTTAAAGGTGGTCTATTTTCTTTAAGAGCTGCCTCTTCAACATATCCAGATTTCATCTGAACTACAGATCCACCTTCTCTCTTAACATATCCATAAGGACCATAAATTGGATTTCCATCATATGCCCATCCAATAATTGGAGAATGGTCTGCAGACTCAACTTCTTGACCATTAATTCTCTTCAAATCAGGTTGTCCATATAATGAAGTTCCCTCTTGATTAGTTGCATATAAACCTTCTCTTAGTTTTCTAGGAGCATATAGATGAGTATATTGAAGACCATATTTCTTGTTCAATCCATTTACAATAATACCATCATCTGATGTTACCTGCTCCCCTTGATAATATTTTTCAAATAAGTTAATAGTCCATTGTTGAACATTAGGACGAAGTTTTACTCCTTCACCAGGTGAAAGAACATCTATGGATGTAGCATCTTTTGTAAATCCAATTCCTTTTTGTAAAACTCTGACTTCCTCTAAAAGATATTTTGCATTTGTTCCAATTCCAACAGTTTTAAGAACAGGAGTCAATACTGCACCAGATCCATCACCATTTATTTGAAGATCTGGAGGAGCAATATAATCTTTACCTTTATTTTCTACAATAACTTCAGTAATAGATCCATTATGAA